TTGAATGGTAATAATATCTCCTACTTTTACATCTGTTGAAGATTTTGCCACTTTATCTTGTACCGTAATTCTTCCTTTATCAGCTACTTCCAGAGCAGTTAACATATTCATAGGAATTCTATCAAAATGTAAAACCTCATCTTCTGTATAAACTTTATTAAGCCTATAATCTCCTGCTACCTCGATATTCTTATAGAGATTGGGTAGAAATGCTCGATACTCTACATCAAAACTCTTAGCAACGATAAACTGCTCACCACTCTGAATAACTAAGGCACCATCAGTATTCTTCACCATATGACGAACAATATCTGATATAAAGGCAATCTGTGTCTGATTTTGGTTTGGCTCAAAATTGAATAACCACCACATCTTTTCTTGGACTTGTTTACCTTTTTTGTATGTCTCAAAATCCGCCAAGGATAGAGCGTTTGCAATCTTGTTGATACACAATTCAAGAGCATACTCTCTAATCTGTATTTTCTCTTGTTGGCTCTTAACGTAAGCCATTATTTCCTTTTTTTGACCTACTACAGGTGCTCTAGGGCCAGCAATCCAATCAATCGCATTCCGCAAAATTCCCATATCGTTCTCACCTCCTTTCTAGCCTGTATAGCTCCTTAGTCTTCTGTTAATCTTAATTGTTGGAGATTTTAACTGCTCCTCAATAGCCATTGCGTGAACAAAAGCCATGAATCCATCTGTCTTACGCTTTTCTGGATCAATCTTTTTATAGGTCTTATTGCCTTTGCCATCAATATCAACGTAAACATTATTCGTGTACCAACGCATCATCCTATCCTCGCCAAAACAAATTTCATGATTTGCAAACATCATATCGATTGTTGGGGCAAGTTTTGAGTGGGTCAGCGCACCAGACCGAACTACCTCGATAGGCAAGCCCGCTTTTTCAAAAGTCTCGTTAACAACTGCTTTTCGATAATCATCCATCGCAATACTTTTGATTTTAAATTTCTGAGCCATTTTCAAAAACCAATCTGCTACTAATTGAGGATCCATTATCTTACCGGGCACTATCGTTACCAGTCCCTCTTGGATAGGTAAAGTAAAGTCCATTTTAAAATCTTGCAACTTTAAAGCTTCGGACACAATAAAAGTATGATGCAACCAGTAGCGCATCTTTCCTCGTCGAAAAAGCAAGCCAACAGCGATAAAATCTCGAACATCAGCATAGTCAATCGCTCCTACACACTCTTCGCCTTCAAGGTCGTCTGGCAGAGGTCTGCTTGCCGCCACAATATCCTCCCACTCAGCCACTCCATGAGTTGTATCTTCAATGGGATAATTGAGTCGCTTAGTCAAGAACTCAATAAACATTTCTTTACTTCGTTTAGCTTTCTTGTAGTCGTCACGATACTGTTCTTGCAAGGTCGGAAGATACGGCAGCATTGGATTAGCTTTAATCCAACAATTTTCATCTTCCCACTCCTCGAAAGACTCAATACGCCCCCAGATAGGTAGTAAGCCCGATTTATAGTCGCAAGTCGATAAAATATCCTTGGCAAGTTCCTTAAAATCATCAATAACAGCACCTCTCAGATATCCGTCTGTCGTCAAGTACAAAATTCTAGCATCCGGAACTTTTCCAAGCGCCGAGCTAAATACTTTGATGTTCGCATAGTTCTCGTATTCGTGAATTTCATCAAAAATAACCATACCCGGCCGCAGACCGTCCTTAGTCCTAGCGTTCGAAGTGTGATATTGCAACTTCGAGCGCATGTTTTTAAACTGTATTAATGTTTGCGTGTACTTAAAAGCCTTTTGCAGCGAAGAATTATCTCGTATTGTATCGTAAACATCTTCAAAAGATGTTTTTGCTTGTGCCTCACTTGTTGCTACGATATCGACATTATACTTCGGAACTCCTCCTCTGTTTGTAACAGAATAAAAAGCCTCGTCTGAGGCTATACTATTTTTACCAAAACCACGAGCACAGAGTAGTAAAGTCTCATTAAAAACCAATCTACCAGATGACCGATATCTCAGTCCACGTATACAAGCATGTATAAACCGTTGAGGCGGTGCTAATTCATAAGGACGATACTCGTTGATAAAATCCACAAAATCATCTATTGCCTTTTTATCAACATAGATGTCTGGATCTCTGATTGCTGCCATTACTAGGTCAGCCATCTGTCTCATTTCCAGATTAAACGGAAATCGCTCTAAAATAATATCGTTTAGAAAATCATCAATATGGCAAGAACCTGAAGAAAAGGGCTCTCTACAAATCTTCGCCGTCATCTGTTTTAACTTCAGCAGCGCTGATTCCTAATTTATCTAACAAAACCAACATCTGCTTGTTTGTTGCGACTTTCAATTTTTGAGAGTCGTTATTTTTACCATTTTCTAAACGAATACCATTTACCCAAAGATCCAGATTGTATTTCTGGACATCCCCCCACATAGAAACATATTGCTCAACTAAATCAAGAAAAGGCTCTTTATCTTTTTCTCTTTCTTTCAAAATAGCTAGCAAAGAGTTTCTGATTTTTCCTCTTTGGTCTTTGAATTTCTTCTGTTGCTCTAGTGGCTGGTGTGTGCTATACACACTTGCTAGTTTTGTCAAAACTTACTCCTTTCTCCCGAAAATGCGATTTTTTTGCTTTTTCGATAAAATTTCCGTCTTTTTGTTTTCCGAGGTACCCCCTCCCGTTGCTCGTTCCCCCATTTGGAATTAGCACTTGGTTTGACCCGGGGGCTTTACCATCGTTCTATGTTGTCAAATTTTTTTGTTTTGTATTTTTGTAGTTTCTCTGGGTGTTCTCGATTATGGCATGCATTGCAGAGCGATTCTGTATTGCTTAATGTCAAAGCAAGTTCTGGATAAGCTCTGACCTCTTTGATGTGGTGAACCATCTCGGCTGGACTGTGCCGCCCTATTCGTTTGCAGCGTTGACATTCATTGTTGTCTATTTTTCTTCTGACCTTTCGAATGATTCGCCATTCTTTTAGCCAATAAAAATACTTTACTGTGTCATCTGCCAACCATTGTCGTAGTTTGTCTAATATATCCGGAGTCATCAGATTCATAGATTTCTACGCATCCATTCTTCTGTTAGTATCTTTTGTATTGTCACTGTAACTTCTGGATTGAGCTTGTCATCCGTTATGTCGAGTTTTTCCAAAAGATTCTTGTTATGTGGTTGTAGTAAAGCTTCGCGCATTAATGACGTGAACAATGCAGCGATTTGAGAGTTATTTAATTGATTGAGTATAATAATATCCCATACTGCTTGTTGAATCTCATCAAGTGACCTTTGATTCTTTTTTAGTTCCTCTGAAACATTTTTTATTATGGTTGAGTTAGTCATTTTTCTCACCCCTTTCTTGCTCTAATTCGCTATATCTTATATTTTATTTAATTCGCTATTATCTAACTTTCCTTTTATTTCAAGGACTTTGAACCACTTCCTCAAACCAATTAAGCGATAACTCAATATGTTTAATTGATTTTTAAAAATAAAAGAAAAGTGCTACAGGCTGAATCTAGTCATTGTCATATCTAGCTGATCTTGATTAATCCCGATGTACCTCAGAGTAATCGCAGGGCTAGAATGATTGAACATAGCCATCAGTGTTGCAACATCTTTGTATTTTTTATAATAGTGATATCCGAAAGTCTTCCGCATTGAATGAGTGCCGATATTATCGATTCCTAAATCTTCTGCAGCATCTTTAATAACCCGATAAGCCATTCCGGTTGACAAGTGTTGATTTGTCCCGTTTCGACTTTGGAAGATGTAATGATGAAGTGGCTTGCCTTCGACAAACTCTCTCATTTCTTTCTTGAGATTTTTTGTCATCTTTATTTTTTTTATTTTCTTTGTCTTCTGTTCTTTTACTTTAATGTACCACCCTTGCACATCCTTGACTCTTAGATTTACGATATCACCTACTCTCAATCCTGAGTTTATACCTGTCAAGAATAAGAGATAATTTCGACGGCGACGTTCAGGATTATCTGTACTATCAGAAATTAAATAATCTTTCATCGCTTGTATGTCATCTTTATCTCTAAAAGGTTCCACAAATTCCATTACATCACCACCTTTCAGACAAATAAAAAGCCGCTTCATAGCGACTAATACAAAATAAAACTTAAAACCTCTAACAGAATCAAACTGTCTAGCTTATAACTTACCTAAGATATAAGTAGCCATGCAATCATGCGAGGTTCAGCCGCTCTGCAGCCATTTCTAAGTTAAAAGCCGTGCAGGACTCGAACCTGCGCTTTCGCAGCACCTTGCTACGACTTCCAAAAATAATTATTA